CCCGCCATATCTTTCCAGTCATCCGGTCTGTTAGGCGGAAGGGTAGAAGGATATACATTTTCTGAAATATCTCCATCTAAGATAGAGTTATAAAATGTTTCTATTGATGATATAGTAGTGTATGCTGAACTCATATTATAACGGGCTTACTTCGTCACGTTGAATTTTTAAAATTTTCACGTTATCACTAATTTTTCTTGCTAACTCTTTCAAGTCATCGCCTACCGTAAATATAACTTTATATTTATGTCTTAACGGATCTTGTCCGGCTTCCAATATTCCTCCATAAAACATGGTTACTACAACTATTAATTGCATCCCATTGCTTTGAGGTCTAAAGGTTCCCAAAAATTCTTCTACAGATCTTCTACCAGTTATATATTCATGCTGATATGGATCATATTTGGCTGTAGTAGCCATTTTAGTAAAAAACCTTTTTGTACCCGGATATAATTCTCTTTTATAAAAAACAGCGCTTCCGTAACTATCATGGAGATTCTGAGTTTTAGTTTTATCATAATCAGCTTGTATATAAGCACTTTCGATCAGCCTTTGACCATCGTCTGCTAATTTCATAGCTAATTTATTTATAAAACTATACTGAGCCATTTAAATTACTTGATGTATTATCTGTTAAATATACAGCACAACCTGAAAGTTGTGTTGGAAAAAGTCCAATAACCATTCCATCTACACGCATTCCATACATATTCCCTCTGAATAAGACACCTCTTGTGATTTTGATTCCTACAGATTTATCAAAAGGGAAATAAACATTGAAAGATGCTTTAATGCTATTACCTGAATCACTTTTCTGTGCCTCCTGAATATCGCATTTAGTCTTTAGCAATATTAAATCTTCTTCCTTCTGTTGGTCTAATGGTTTGCTTTCATCTATCCAAGTAGTATAGAATTCTCCATCATAAGGATATTCTTCTGTTTCGTGCCTGTCTATGATCATCAGTCGTATTCGTTAATCCATGAAACTCCTCCGCTTGAGACAAGCTCTAACTTGTCGTCATCATACTTCTTATATAATCCAATCATGAGATTATAAATATCTGTTTTCGTATCATATCTTTGACTCCCAATCGTTTTCGTGTATGCTCCGTGTTGGTTCGTCTGACTTGCTGTATAGTTAGGAGATGTATATATAACAAATAATAAATCAGCCAATAACAGGTCTTTCTGCTTTTGAGTTAATGATTTAAAATCAGTAATATCACTTACATCTCTCTCCATTGCGATACGGGTTAGAACCGCCTTGTCAAAGACAAAGGCGGTCAAACCTTCTAGATATGTTATAATGTCAAATTGAGCCATATTAAGAATCTGCTACGGTTGTATCAACAATGACATGATATAAGAATTCGGTCAATGCAGGAGTAGCACTCATCATCAAACGAGTTTCCCATGATTTATATTGACCATCAGCCATCGTAAAATTAGCCAAACGTGAGAATCCATCAATGTTTGCAAATACGGAGTCAATTACTTTATTTCCATATTTATTTGCTAACTTTTCGTCAAGAATAGAAGTATGCATGATCAATCCGGCATCTCCTGCGGGGCGCAATACAGCTACTTTCTCGTCCCAACCATGTACCATCTCATCACCTGCCCAATTTGAGTTTTTCTCTTTTTCTACTACAATTTCGATAGGAGAAAGACCGTCATATGCTTTTACGGCAGCATTAAACATATCATCAAGAATAATAGCGATATCCGGAGCCGCAACAGGACTATTAGTGTTTAAGTTGCGTAAATATCCTACCCATTCCTTGACTTGTGTATTTTTCAAAAATACGTCCTGATACATTTTCTTTGTAATCTGCCATTTCATAGCACCAGTGTATCCTGTTCTATCACGGAATTTTTTCTCTATAATAACCATTTGATCAAACAACTTGGCATCCGGGGCAGTCCAAACTTTAGCTCCTGCTTTTTCAAAGTTTTCTTCGGGGATTTCAGCCTTCTGTTGAGGCCCGGTAATACCCATTCCTGCGGTATAGACAATTTTACCTGTAGAAATTAATTGTGCAGAAAGATGGTTCAATGTTTGATCTTTCTGATCAATCAAGAACTGAACATCCTTTGTCCACTCACGTATAATATCAGCATCACTTCCAAATTCTGCAAATTTATCTTCTTTATACTGACGCTCCATAGCGGTTTCAGCAATAGCTCTTGAAATAAAATCAGGAATACTTCCAGTATAGAAAGAAAGACCTTGTTTATTAAACGGATGAGCATCACCAAGAGGAGCACGCCAGTCCATCAAAGGAGCACTCGTTGTTTGTCTCTGATTAACCTTATATGTCGCAGTCCCATCTGATGCAGTAGGAGTTGCGTTCGGGTTTACAGAGAACTGACTTCTCCACCAATTATAGTTAATGTCGATCAATCCCGAATCATCAATGACTGATTGCAAAAGTTGACGACCATCTCCACTTCTAAAAAGAGCAGCATAACGACTGCTATCAAAATCAAATCTCATAGTTTCTCCTTTCTTTAGATTTCAAACCAACCGTCAACATTTGACTTATTTAATTTTTTAACGACTTCCGGAGTAGGTGACATTAATATTTCGTACATCAATGCATGAAGAGTTGGAGTAAGATAATATCTTGCACCATCAAAATCTTCATCATTTTCAGCCGGAGCATATTTAAAGTCATAGTCGCACGGCAACACTGCATTCGGATTCTGTACTAGCATTTTAGCATCTGTGCCATCTTTATCTCCTTCAACGAGGATATCTCCTGCTGTCAAAGATCCGATAGCTGCGCTAAAAGTAAGTTTCCAAACGTCTGCATTACTGTTAGTCGTTTTCTCTACAGCAACAACAGTGTGAGCCGTTCCTGCAGTAGCAAATTCAGCCGGAGCTTTCATCAAAACATCACCAATTGAAGGCTGATGTCTGAATCCATCTCTTTTAATAAAAACAGTAGTTGCTGACGAAGCAGCCTGTACTTCAAATGTTTTTAGCAAAATAATTTCTGCCTGCTCATGTTTATTGGCTTTTCCGTTACCATTCCATCGATATTCCACCAAATCTCCTGCGTACATTTTACCCATTCTTTTAAATGGATTTTTTACAAGTCCACCTGTAGTTGGGAATACCTGATGATTTTTGATATCTACGATAGGAACAAAGACTTCTCTCGTCCCACCGATCTGACCTCGCATTTGGTTCGTGACTCTACCATAGTAGACCGCACCATAGGTATTTAAAAGATCGTTTTCCATCTTATTCTTTTTTTGGTTTTAAATCATTCCACATATCTTTCATCTCAGTAGACTTTGTCGAAGGACTAAGAGGAGTAACAACATCAGGAATTTCAGCACGATTCAAATTATAAAACTCTAGTGCAGATTTTGCTTTTTCTTGCACATCAAGATCTTCCGTAATGCTCGTTTCAGCTAAATACTTATTAACCCATTTATCATCTTTGATGCCTTTTTCTTTCATCGCTGACTTTAAACTGTTTTTAATATTAGCTAATTGCTTTTCCTTTTTATCCGCTAACACCTGTTTTTCAAGTTCTGCAAGTTTGTTTTGCATTTCGATATAGGCTTCATCTGTTTTTGCATCTGCGCCTTTACCTTTTCCCTTGTCATCCTGCGGCTTATAAGTTTTGACGAATTCTGCATAATCATGCTCCATGTTTGAATTTGTCTCCTGAAAAGCAGGGAACACCTTCGACACAAAATCATCTAATTCAGATTCATCATTTGTCAATAATGGAATTAGGGTTTCTAATTGCTTATTGATTGTTCTTTCTGACATGCGTAGGGTTTTCCCACCTTGTGTCAATTTCCCTTTGAGGTTTTCAAAGGCTTGTTGTTGAGTAAACTTCATAAGTCTATTAAGATTGAATTAATAATCGCATACAAAATAAAAGCATTATTCTATTGAAAAAGAGTGAAGAGTACAACAAAACATTCACTGGTGAACGTTTTTATTCCGAGGCTAAATATTCATAGAATATATAATACTATTTTTGCATGTAAATATTGCACCTCATGTCAGAAAACAGCGAAAATAAACTTAAAATAATACGTCCGCAAAAAGGCTTCCAAGAAAAATTCGTTCGAAGTAACGTAGATTTTGTTGTAGGTGGAGCCGCTATGGGGGTTGGCAAATCTTTCGCTGCATTACTGATGGCGGCAGAACCTTCTCTTGACCCTAATTTTCGTATGGTTTTTATTCGTAAGAATATACAAGATACAAAAGTAGGTGGTGGTGGTGTTGATGAGATTGAAAAGATTTATGGAGATGCTGTAAAGGTCAAACGGTCGGAAAATCCTCGTGCTACATTTAAGAATGGAGCTTTTGTCGATTTTACTCACATGGATAATGAAAATCCCGAAGACGTTCTAGAACGTGTAAAAGGATGGCAATATGGGGTTATTTATTTTGATGAAGGAACAGGATTTGAATGGAGTACAATTCGATTGGCTTTTTCTCGTAATCGTAGTTCCGGGAAATGGAATGGCAAGATCAGAATTACCTGTAATCCTAAAAAGAATCATTGGCTTAGAATTTGGCTTGATTGGTATATTGATCCTATAACTGGTTATCCAATTCCGGAAAGAGATGGAGTTGTTAGATACTTTTATATTAAAGGAGACAATATAAAAGATGTAGCATTTGGAGATACTCCGGAAGAAGTTTACGAACAATGTAAACATCAAATTGATGGGCATCTTAAAAAATTGAATGCTAGAGGAGGAAAGTTTACTTATAAGGATTTCATTAAGACTACTACTTTCTATGGCGGTTCACTGGATATGAACGAGGAACTGCTTAAGACTAATCCGGGATATGTGGCAAGCGTTGCTGCAATGGGCGAAAAACAAGCATTAGCCAATCTTGCAGGAAACTGGAATGTAGATATTTTAGATGAATCTGAATCACCTATTCCAAGTTGGGCTGCACGTGAATGCTTAATGGCTGATCCACAAGTGAACGGAAATAAATGGATTACGGCAGACTTAGCTGATTATGGAACTGATAATTTTATTGCGTTAGTATGGGATGGATTACACATATATGATATGCTAGTATTAGGAAAGACTACTCCTGCCCAAAATGCTAATCAATTGAAATTACTCGCAGCTAAACATGACATACCGGATTCTCATATTGTATTTGACGGTACAAACGGAAGATACATATTAGATTATATACCCGATGCAATTCCTTTCATCTCATCTTATCCTCCTGTTGGATTATATGCGAGAGCAGCAGCTAATAGAAAGGATGAAGCATATCTCAGATTAAAATTTCTTATCACTGAACGAAAAATATCATTTTCTAATGATGTAGCCAATCGTAAATATTATCACGCAAAATTGAAAACGGAAGTCTTAATAGAGACTGAATTTATTGAAGAATGTTCCGTTGTTCGTTTTCAAGAACAGCCGGGTGGCAAAAAAAGATTGGCAACTAAAAAAGAAATGAATCAGATGCTTGGCAAAGGACGATCAATGGATTTACTTGACGCTATAGCAATGAGAATGTTCCCGTTAGCTGAATATCAATATGGGACAGAACTTGAAAAAACGGCAATAGATCAGCGAGATGAAATTGAATGTGATTCAAATGAGAGTGTTTATGAAGATTCTTTTTGGGCTTAAAATATAAATCATGGAAGCAAAGGATTTAAAAAAAATAATAGAGGATTGCGCTAAGATGAAGCACGAAATAACTGTTAGAGATATTTCGTATATTGTTTTATTTAATGAATATAACAGTTCTACAATTGCCTATAAATCCATTTTTGGAGACGGAGAAGAAGATGTGATTTCAAAATATCATAAGTCAAAAACAATAAAGTTTCTCAAAACATATATTGATGCTAATTTTAAAAATAAGAAGCAAACCAAAAATGTAGATGAAGAAGACATTCAGGCTGAATATGAAAATATCACATTTGAAGAAAATAAAGAAGCTATGGTACGTCTATTGGCAAAAATACCGGAAGCTATCAAAAATGGAATGTCTATAAAAGACGCATTAAAATTAGAAGCAGATGTCCGTACTAGACTTAATGACAAATTCTCTGTTGCTGAAAAAGTAGAACAGCAATATATAATTGTAGAACAAAAATATAATGATATTTGCCCATATTGTCGACATGAAATTTCCGTCCCAACTAAAGAGGTTTTAATGCAGAAGTATAATTTAATTGAAAATCCAAATAAGAATGCCTGATTATAAAGAACAAATAAAGCAACTTCTTTCAGAACCGGAAAGATTATTAAGAAAGAAGCCTTTTTTTAGAGGATATGACATGAATTCATGTGCTCGTTTATATCCAACTAAAGTTGATATAAATGAGACTGTTAAAGTTGAACTTCCGACTATAAAGAAAAGAGTGATTCATCAAAGCGAGTTTCTAAAAGAACTAGAACCACTAAATCACCGTGTTCTATACGATCAAAATGTGCCTTCTATTACTATGAAGCTAGACAAAGAACAAGGTGGAGGATTTGTCGAGATCAAATATCAGAAGATGGCTGTCCCATTTCAAAAGAATATAAAAGATAAGCAGGTACAGCATCTATGTGGAAACAAAATGGAATTTACAATAGTTGACGAAAATCCGACAGATCAACAACAACAGGATTTTATTACATTTAAACAATATTGGGATCTAAGGAATCAAGATGGAATGAAAAGAAAATTAGCAGATGCACAATTATCTGTTGGAGATGCCGGATTGTTATACTACTTTGACCAAGACAAACAAATCAAATCTAGGCTTATATCTTACATGGATGGTTTTGTTTTGATTCCACATAATGATGAGAATGGGGATCGCATCATGGAGGCTGTTTATTATCCCAAAGATGATGTTGAGTACATTGATTGTTATGATAAAGAAAACTTATATCGTTTTATCCGTGATGATTATGCTGTAGATACTAATAAATATGGATGGAGATTAGTAGAGACTAAATCTCATGGATTCTCTGAAATTCCTCTTGTAACAAAAAGAGGTGATGTCGCATGGAATGACGGACAAAGCGTTATTGAATCTTACGAAATTTTATATAATATTTTTAATGTTATCCAAAAGAGACATGGATGGGGGATTCTGTATATTAAAGGTCGCTTTGATGAGACAGGGAAGAAAATTGCCGGATCTGTTATTCTTAATGACAAAACGGCAGGAACTGATGCTTCAGGTAATGATGCCAAGTTCTTGACACCTCCTTCTCCGCAGGGAACGATTGACACATTACAGTTGATGGAAGAAACAATACAGAAAGCTACAAGTACAACTTTCTTGCTTCCTAAAGATGTTAAAATGACTGGAGATATTTCCGGTATTGCTATTATGCTTACTCAATCAATGGACATTGAAAAAGGGTTGGAACATGCTGCTGAATATCAAAATGTTGCAGATAAAATGTGCCGTTTGTTTAAAGAGGGATTGGCTAAAGAACTAGTATATAAAAAGATTCAGCCCACTGCAATTACTGATTTTGAAAATCTAAAAATTAATGCTAAATTTGTGGTTTGGAGACCTCAGTCTGAAACTGATTTAGTACAGAGATTGGCTACTGGAATTAGTACTGGTATGATATCTAAGGATACAGCTACAGAAAAGAATCCTGATTCTAAACCGGATGAAAAAGCAAGATTGGAAAAGCAAAAAGAAAAAGAAATTGCAGATCAAGAACGGCAATTAGAAATAACATCAAAATATAGTAACAAAAATAATGACAAGGAGGAATAATTATGTATCAGAACATTATAACAAAAGTAACAGAAATAAAAGAAGCGACTTTAGTAGATGATATTCATCCATTTTACGTATTTTTATTTTCCAAAGAAGGGGAATCTAATACTGCAATTGTAAATGGGTTGCCTACATATCAGAAAGAGATGACTGATCTTCCGCTTACGTCAATGATGTGGAATCCTATCGCTTTAATTAAAATCAATGTAACAAGTGAGCTTCTAACTGATTATAGAATCTTTATTGGTTATATCGAATGAGTGGAGGAGCTAAAGGAATAGGGCTAGGTATTGACTTCGGTATAGGAAATCAATACAAGCGTAAAGGTGGTAAATCATATATTGATCCGGCTGTCCTATCTAGCGTTGTTTCAGTAATTTCCACCTATGGTAAGACGAATGAAGATGCAGACCGAAGTATTCTAAAAGATAAGACCGGGAAAGGTAATGATTTTAAATTGCTGAACTTCGGATTTACAAAGGGCAGTGGATATGGTCTGTATGGTGCTAACTACATGGACTACACCTCCAATGAAATGCAATTATCTGTTCATACAGATACAAAAATATCGGGCTATAATCAGACTGATGAAGGACGGATGGCTATCAAACTTTTAGTGTCTACTTTGGATAACATTCCTTCTTATAAGATTAAAGTAACCAACTTAGTACATACTATTAGATACTATTACATTGATCCTGAAAATCCAAGTGTAAGAACATCTTTTCCTATTAAAACTAATGGTGTTTATGAGTTGCCAGCCTCTCGTAATGATATATACAATGGTGAAAGTGTAGTTAATGTAGGTTTTGTTTTTGATGGAAATGGTGGAGGAGCTACTATCGAGCAACTCCCCGACTTCGAAGGCTGGCTATGTACAGACGGAGTAGACGACATAATCGAGTCCGTCAAGCCAGTCTCTGAGATGTTGGAGGGTAGCAACGAGATTACGGTGGTGAGTATTATTCATCAGATATCACAGATACCCGGAAGTGAAGTCAATAAAGGACTAAACAATCAAATTAGTTATTATGATTCCCCTACTACTAGAGGTTATCTTAGAAATAACGTCAAAGATGTTGGGAAAACAGGTATATATGGTTATACTTTTAACGGTACGGCTCACTCGGTCATAAACAATATACTGGGAGATAAGAACGATTATATTGCCGTTAGAAATAACGAGGGTATTGCTCTTAACGGAGTGTTTTCGGTCTGTGGTTATAAGAACTATTTCGGAGAGTTAAAAGAGTTATCTAGCATTGCCTACGCAGGTGGCTTTATCGCCAACAAAGTCCTAACCACCGACGAAATTAACCAAATTATCGCCTACTTCAACTTGGATCGTCCGGGACAGATCATCAAGCCTCAGTTGTACTGCAATGTAAAGAAGCAGGGCATCACTAACGACAACCACGCTGAGTTTAACGATCAGTTGGTTGACTACATAAACGGTCATAACATACAGCTAAACAACATCGGTTGGGAAGGAGAGAGTGGAATTGGGAGTTATCCAGTTGTATTTGGTGCTAATAAAACTTGGTATTCACTAACTATGGAAAAGTATGAATACACATTAAATCCAAATATAATTCATCTGACACATATAGATACTGCCGTAGCTCTACAATATACTTATTTAAAAAATAATGGAGTTATTTCTAATATTAATAGAGAAGCTCCTGCTTTTAAATTAAAAGTTACAGGTTTAAATAATAATATTTATGTATATTATAGATATCTTGCTACATCTGATGCTACCACCATAAGTATGTATAATATAAGAGAAGATGGAATTTATGATATACCTAAATCATATAAAGTAACAAATGCTATGACATTGCCAACAGTATTTACTAGTTTAGGAATTGGTAATACTGATGGTGTTTTCGAACATGATTGTAATCTAACATTAGAAATACTCCCCACCATCGAGAATGCTCTCTGCCTAGACGGAATTAACGACTTCGGCAAGGCTACCGGATTGCCTGTTTTGAAGGACTATACTATTTGTGCTCTTCGTAAATGGTTATATGGTGATTCTGTAACAAGTACTGAAGCTGGCTCTATTGTTTCTAAATCTAAAGTTGGTAATGACGGTGCTTTTATTTTAGAGCAGACGTTTAATCGAAATCCTCCTCGCTCTAGCACCTTTTCTTTTGGCACAATTAACTCGTTGATGAGTAACGATAAGTTGAACGAAGAATCATTTACTTATCAAACTAAATATAGTTATAACGGGGAGGCTATAGTATCCGGTTCCGGTGTTGATGGTGACTCCATGTGGCTAGGAACGATTAGAGACGGTGATTCTCGTTTCTCTAAACTCGCATTATCGTTATTGATGCTCTTCCCCTACAGCCTCTCCGAGTTCCTCCTTGAACGTCAATTGAGAAAGTACAAGGCAGGCACTTTGTATCCGGGTATGGTTGAGTTTAGACCGGTTATCAAGAGCAATGTCCCTTACTCCTCGGTCTCCTACTCGGTTAATCCAGGAGAATACATTGCCGAAGGTAGTACAGTAACTATCACTATAACCTTGTCAAATGAAACATATAAGCTGGTCGGTGTGTCATCCAATTCCATCAGCGACATATCTATCTCTGGAGACAATGGAACCTACGAGATAACCGGAAAGGTCACCAAGTCACCTCAGAAGATCAGCATAGTTATCTCCAGCTACTTGACAATGTTAGGTAACGATACCTTAATTTCAAATGAAACATTAATTAAAAATAAATAAATAATTATGGAAATAATCAAAGACATAGCAGCTACGCAAAAAGTTGAATGGGGCACTCTAGCAGATGCAATTGATAGGAATTTTGATGAAGCATCTACAGGAATTCAAACAGTTGCGCAGAAGGTGGATCTTCTTGACATGGCTTCTCCAAACTATTGTGTGGGAGAATGGCAAAATGGAGAATTAAGTCCTACATCAGTTAATACAATTGGTGATACAAGTATACTTGACAAATGGGATTTCTATTTAATAGATACTACAGACAATACAGGTGAGACTAATCATCCTGTAGGAAAATTGAAAAGAAACAATCTTCTTCGATTTGTAGACGGTAGTTTTGCTCCTGTTATTGGAATTACAGAAGCTATGAGAGCCGAATGTGATGTTGAACTGTATTTAGATAATACCCAAACAAATAAATACTGTGATGCAGGGGCATTTGATGCAGAAGCATTCTATAATCAATATGGAATGACTCAGAAACTCTACAATGCGGCAGGTGAAGAGGTTCGTATTTTACGACCTTATGAGACTACTGAAACTAAATATACAATAGGTTTAGGAAGAGCAGATAAGATTTATCTATTAGATAACGTTGTCGGAAAAAGTGGGAAAAGATGGAAAGGGATATTTGCAAGTCCGACAACATGGGATGGAATAGATACAACTCTTTTTGGGCTTGATCCGACTGCCATATCTCCTTGTCCTGTATGCACTATTGGCAATAAGACACGTTCTTTCTTTTATGTATATGAAGGTGAATCTAATTGTAAATCTTCAAATGGCGCAAACAATCGTTGTACGATGTTTAGTAACGGAAGAACATATCCAAGAGTTAATGATATGAATCAACTCAACGACATGACATGGAGTCGTGCAAATAATGCAGATCCCGATGCACCTTATCCTTTTGCAGAAGGAGGATATCATGCGTTGAATACTTTCATCAATTGTTTGGAAATTCGTTATGGAACTAAATATCTACACAAGGAATCATTATTTTCCGGTGGTATTTGTTCTAATGATTCTGTAAGCGAAGCAGGATGGACAAAGACGGGAGGCATTCGTTACAAAAAGACGGCAGATAGCACATGGAAATACGCTAATTGGGATACGACTCCATCGGATATGTTCTATAATGCTAGTGGGGGTAAGACTAATATGAATGAATTCCTAAGTAATTATCATCCTAAAGAACAATGTATGGAGAGTCAAATGGCAGCATCGTTTGCCGTTGAGACTGGAGTGCAGGAAGGTGAAGAATTTGAATTCTATGGAGCTACCTATTATTACCGCAATATAGTGGGTGCAAAAGGATTAGCTGATGGAGAAATGAATGTAAAGGTATATAAGAAGATGTCTCAAACATTTAATGCATATGACGAGTTGGGTGCAGAAACATCTTTTGATGTAGAAGTAATCTTGCGTATGGCTTTATATGCAGGTGCTAATTTATCCGGTGATGTATTTGCTTACTGCGGAGGAGGATATGAACAGGTTGGAACATGTGTGAATGCTGCTTCAGCATCTGTTAACAATCCAGTTGATATTTATTTGGAACCGGATCAAAAAAAATGGTTGAAAGAAACAAGTGTAACTAAAACCAATCTTGGTACTTTTGATTTTGAAAAATCCTATATGAAATTAGGCAGTAGTACAAACTTGGGAGATAGTTACGCAAAAGAGCGAGAAAATTATGCTGCATGGAAGACTGCAAAAGGCGGTGGTCTGTCAACTGGAGAATGTTATTATGCTTGGGATAACAATTATTGGAGTAGTACAGCTATGCAGCGTGTTAGAATTGCGGCTCGGTTTCGTGGTATTGCTCATTTTACTTCTTGCTCGCCTCGTGCTTTGTATGCGCATCACGCTGCTTCTACTACGTCTCGTCAGCTTGCCGGGTTTGCCCAAGTTAGGATATCAGTAAACGCAGTTCCGATGCAATCGGAATAAAGGGGATGCAATCCCTGCAAATCCTATAGACATCTGATAAGTTATGCAATAGGACATAACCTCTAAAACAGATTGGATAGGTTGAAATAATGGATAAAGAGTTTTGCGGCTCGGTTTCGTGGTAATGCTAATAATACTAATTGCTCGCCTCGTAATTTGAATGCAAATAACGCTGCTTCTAATACGAATCGTAATATTGCCGGGTTTGCCCAAGAAGGTTCTTTTATTATCGTCAAACTCTTTATTCGTGTCTTGGAACGACAAATTATTATGAGACAATGTACTTGTGGATACATTTTGTATTTGAGAAGTACGGTAGTGGAAATAAACATTACCTTTTATGCCCAACTTGCTATAAAAATGAAAAATAGAATAGTTGACATATTTGATAATATTACAGAAAAGGATGTAAATCTTGCGATTGATCGTGCTATTCATAAACATATGAATAAAAGAGAAGTCATATCCTTTTTAGACAACAGACCGTCTAATTGCAAACAATTATATTCCGCATTAAAAGATGGATCATACATTAATATATTATCATATAAATATTTAGAAAAGACAAATAAAAATGGTAAAGACAGGGACATCAGTAGTCCAACATTAGAAACTAGGATATACCAACATTTACTATTAAATTTGTTAGAACCTACATATTATCAGAAAGACAATAATTATGGTTTAAATTGCAAAAAGAAATCCGGTATAACTGCAACTGATAAAAAAAGATCTGTTGTACATAAGATGAAAAATATCTTTTATGATCGATTGGATTTAAGTTATTGTTTAGTGATAGATCAAAGGAAGTGCTACGAACATATTAAGGAGAAATATTTCAGGAAAGCTATAAAGAAAATAGTTGCTGATAAAAAACTGATAGATTTTGCCGTAAATGTATGTTTTGTAAATAATAAACTTCCGATTGGAACGCCAACTTCACCATTTGCTCATCATATCTTGATGTTATCTTTTGATTATTTTGCAAAGAGTTTAACAAAAGAATGTGTAAGATACGCTGATGATAACTTTTTAGCTTTTCATACTAAAGAGGAAGCTCAACAGGCTAAATGGAGAATCAAGAACTTTTGGTGGTATGAATTAGGGATGCGTGCTAAAAGACATACAGTTAAAATACAGCCATTATCTATTCCTTTAGATTTTTGTGGTTATAAGTATTATAGAAATAACAATTCAAAAACTTCTCATAATAAAGGATATACAAAAATTAGAGAAAGAGTAGCTGACGATGCCAAACGTTGCAATAATGATAGAAGTTGGGGATCTTACTTCGGATTATTAAAGCATGCAGACACATGGTCATTAATGCGCAAAATAGAAAATAAAATGAGACTTACGGAACTTACTAACAAGATCAAGATTGATCGCAAAATGGATGCTAAGAATATCCTTCCTAAAGAATTACTAGGCGAGGTTATATCCATTTATGAATATGAGATTAGATATGATTCTAAAGGCAATGCCAATTGGATTAAATGTTTAATTGGTATGGATGAAAAGGATGAAGATGGAGAATCTACTGGGAGAACAATCGCAAGAGAATTTCATGGAAACTTTCAAGGGATCATACAATATATTATCTTGTGCGAAAAGGCTTTTGGAAAGAAACAATTATTACCTTTGGAGGATGTTGAGATTGAGAATCAATGTGGATACATATTCAAAGGAAGTACTAATCAATTAGAATATATAAGTAAAGATGAAAACAATTAATTATGTAGCTATTCCGGCTTTTGAATCGGAAGATATTAATAGAGATAAAACTGAATGGAAAAACGGTCAGTGTATTTCTATAGACGAAGGGAATTTTGTAACTTTATACATTGGTCATCATACTGAAGAAACGATAACTCTTGAGAATGGTTCCGAATATACTCCCATGAAAGCATTTCCTATTAGAGTCATGAAACCAGTAAACAGGGATATGGCTATTAACGCAGCAGAGATGGAAGCTTATTGCCTTAATTCTGCAATGGAAGTAGCTAGTTTTTCTGCATCAATGGCTCGGAAACATCGTGAGAATTCAAAAGATCAGGAAGTAAAAGAGCATGATGCATTTATATCTTGGGTGAAAGAAGAATTAACAAAAATAGGGTATTAACTTAAAAATTAACAATTATGAAATATATCGTATTTCCGGTAGAAAAATTAAATGAAGTACCACAGGGGATTCTTGATGAATTACATTTAGTTCCTCGTAAAAACAATAATGGGACTGAAGTGATAATGAAATTGAGTCATTATGAATTACTCTTTCCTGTTGCTGCATTACTTCCATTGACTGATGATGAGACTCCACTTGAGCCTGTGTATCCATATCCGGTATATGAAAATGAAGAATTATCAGCCTTATTGTCATCATTCGAATGGTCGGGAGAGGAGGTTATAGCTCCTGTTTTGGAAACTATATCACCTAAGACGTCTACGAGATCAACAAAATCCAAGAAAACTACTGTATTATAAATTTATTTGTTATCTTTGTATACAATAGCGAATAATATATTTCTGTATGGATTGGACAAACATATTAATGTTGATATTCGGTAGTGGTGGGGCTATTGCCGGAGTTTCGTCTTGGATTAAGACAAGACCGGAAAAGATATCTTATGAAATAAAGAATCTTCGGGAAGTTATAGATGAAGTGAAAGAAAATCGTGAAGAAGACAAAAAAGAGTATGAGAACAACAAACTAAAGTTGGAGAGAAGATTAGGGGAAATGGAAATTAGAAATTCAGTTTTAGAGAAATCGATTCAACAATGGTTTAAATGTCATCACTTACCGCAAAATGGAATTTGTCCAGTCGCAGATTTTGTAGATAAATCAGAAGAACTCATAAAGAAAAGAGTTGAAAATGCAAAGAAACAATTATAAAACATGCCCGGCAGTCCAAAAGGAATCTACCGGGCACTACGTTTTATTTCATAAATTAAAAGTTCTCATTTGCAAATATAGATATATATTCGAATATAACAAATAAAATGGTCGAAAAACTCTCAATATTTTCATTGGGACAGGACGGTAGCAAAACTCCTTTCCCTAACAATGGAGCACAAGCTGTAATAGCTGACTACCAATTTGTATCCGGGAGAATGGGTTCAATTAGCCTTTCGGCTACTTTAATGTATCCTCGTTGTCTTGATAATGAATGGGATGAGACACAGTTTGTTGAATTTAGGGGAGAAAAATATTATATCTTCACTACTCCTTCTTCTTCCAAATCCAATACCGATTTAAGATGGAAGCATGACCTTGTATTTACTTCAGAAAGGATTCAGCTTGACAATACATATTTTTATGATGCGGTATCACCTGATGCTGCCAATATAGATCAATACGTTAGTAATAGCACTAAGTTCACATTTTATGGTGATATAAATGAGTTTGCTAAACGTATGAACTATTCTTTAAAATATTCAGGTCTAAAATATTCCATTGTTGTAGATGAAGGAATTAGCTCAGAAGGTAAACTGATGACTTTTGAAGATAAGTTTTTCAGTGAAGTCTTACAGCTAGTTTTTGAAACATATGAATTACCATATTATTTTGCAGGCAGAGTAATACATATTGGATTTTCCAGTAATGCGATAACTCAGACATTTAAATATGGGCATGACAACCAACTCCTTTCAATCACTAAGACAAACGCTAATTATCGTATAATTAATAGATGTACGGGTGTTGGTAGTGATGAGAATATTCCATATTACTATCCGAATGATAATCCAAAAGGAGATATAGGCGTACAAGCTGATGCAAATAATACTGCAATTAAACAAGCGGACATTCGGATTTCTGACAAAGATTTGTTTGCAGAGAAGGTAAATATAAACGAGACTATAGAATATCGTGAAGGTGAAGCCGCAAATGCATATAGCTATAATTTGTGGTCTGACACTGGAATGCAGTATCAATATACTCTTAAGAATCAAGTAGAAATCCCACGTGTTGAAGTAATAAATACTGTTCCAAAAACAGGAGTATGGAAGGGGACTATCCGGATGCGATTAAAAATGTATCGTGAAGGAAAGATGAGAGTGGGAATTCAGCCATTAATGAGACGGGTTTGGAAGAATGCAAATCCCCCTACCAAAGATTGGCAACCCGAAGGTCTTGAAATGAAATTTTCAGATGCGGAAAACAACAACCTGACTTATACAAAGTTAAATACATGGGATTATAGTTTAGGTGATCTTGCAATAGGAGAATATAATTTAGATTTTATATTTCCATTCCAAACCAATGAGTTTATAGACTATTATAAAGTCTATGCTGTCATTAAAGCAATCAGCATTGGATATGATGGCAAATATTGGTTTTTAAATAATGCGGTAGTATCTCTTCCTGCTATTGGTATTAGTATTACTAAAACTCCTGCTGTGGGAGATAAGTTTAAGCAAATTGAATTAAAGACAGATTATATTCCATATGCTCAGAATCTGATGCCTCCTATCTATAGAGAGAGCAAGGGATTGCAGCACTTTTACAATGCTAAGAATAATACATATAAGATTCCCGGTACAAATGAATATTATACGTTTGAAAACGAATATACTGAAGGGAATCCTAAAGAAATAATTGTAAAATTTGAAAATATTAAACCTTCAATTAAGGGAGTTAGGAATGCTGCCGGACAATTAATTGGAGAGATTGCGGCTATTGCATTTGACGATGAGGATAATGACGAATTAGATAAAAAAACAAATGCATATCTACATCCATATTTCTATGTAAAATTAAGGAAGACAGATGGTACATATGGATTCAATCTATTCGAGCAAGGTATTTCAAGCGGTGAGATGACTCTTTCCATGACAAGTGGTAAATGTGCTGCTTGTAATTTCATAGTAGAAGTAAAAGAGGAAGGTGAAGGTGAAAAAGCAATATTTCAGAATCCAGTACAAGTTGATAGCAATGGAAATATTGTTCCCGGTAACGCTGCAGAGAAAATTAACAAAAAAAATATTCAGGAAAGACAGCAGAATACTAGGACAAATGAAGTTTGGTTAGCTTTAAAAAAAGATGATTCGACTTTCAATATAGTTATGCCTAATGAAACGAATAACTATAAGCCGGAAGCCGGAGACTCTTTTGTTATTCTAAATATTAAGCTACCACAAGCATATATATTAAGCGCAGAGAACGATCTGAAAGAAGAGATCATTCGATATATGGCTCAGAACAATAGCGAAAAATTTAATTTCTCAATAACATTTAGCCGTATATATTTAGAAAATCATCCGGATATTCTTGCTCAATTAAATGAGAATGCTCGTTTGCAAATTGAATATAATTCTCAAAAGTATGAATTATATGTATCTAATTATACATACAAAGTTTCCAATAATGAGATATTGCCGGAAATTACTGTTGAGCTTTCAGATACGATTACAATACGAAAGGGAACATTACAAAAATCTATTTCTGCGGTTCAACAAAGTCTATTAAGCACTATCGGTTCTATTGACTTTCTGAAGATGGGATTAAAATACTTTCTTCGTAAAGATGTGCCTGATACTGCATTAGAGCATATTACATTTAATGATGGCATTCTTGTAAGAGGTAAAAATGCCATTGTTGAAGAATCAGCCAATGTTATATATGAGGAAGACGGTAATGCTATCTATGAGGAATATTCAGAACCTATAATGCCTATAGCTGAGGCTAATACATTAGGATCTCTTGATAATGTAGATGCTATTGTTGATGGGACTGTAAACGATAAAGTTCTTCTTGTTAAGAATCCCGGAAGTACGCAGTGGACTCAGGAAAAAATGTCCATCAATGTGGATAGTATTATCTATATATCTACACAGACATTATTGGATAGTACTAGAACGACAGATTTAACTTTGAGCGCAGAAGATCATCAGGCAATTATCAAACTCTATGGAGATAAAAATGTATCCAAAAATACAGTTGTTTATAGAGGGAAAGAGAAACTAGGAAATCAATATTTGGTAGCTCTTTCAATGTATGCCAATTTTTCTATCATTCCTGCATCTGAAGAAGGTGTCATGGATGTGGCTTATGTAAATCCGTCAGACGGTTTTCTTTATGCATTTAAAATTAAAACAAATGAAAATCGCAGTATTGCTACCGTTCCGGAAAAGAAATCAAGTGGAGGAGAAATTATCATTGATAGTGCTCTTTCTACAGAATCAGAAAAACCGGTAATGAATAAGATCATAACTCAATATATTAATGAGCTTATGGATGCTGTATTCCAAATAAGTATGACTTCTTTTAGTGGAGGAGGCACTTATGAAATCGGAAGCAGTACAAAACCTGTATTGAGTTGGGTTATTAAAAGAAAAGGAGAGGAGGTTAATCCTACCAATGCAACTGTGAACGGTAACAAGGAAGGTGTAGCGGCTAATTTTAAGTCTTATACATCTCCGGTTGAAATTACATCTAATAAATCATATACTGTAATAGCATATTATAATTCTCAATCAGTGACTAGATCGGCATCATATTCATTTCTCAGTAAAAAGTATTTTGGAGTTTCTCCAAATACGACTTTGACAAATGATGAAATATTAGCATTAAGCGGATGGGCATGGGCTAATAGTAGAACTATGAGCGAGTCCCTATTTGATTGCACAGGAGGTCGTTATCCATATTACGTAATTCCTGCAAGCATTTATTCAGGACTTGAAGTATGGGTAGGTCAGTTTAGAAATACAGACATAGTTGTTACTGATCAAAATGTAGTCAATGCACAAGGTTATACGGTAGCTTACAAAGTTGTGAGATTAAATACTATACAGTACGGTAAATTATACATATCATTCAAATAAACAGTCATGGCAGATATACCCGGAACCAATGTCGCCTCCATGATAACTCCGTTTACAACGCAGGATATCATCGCTACACATAGTGAAACATATGGACAAGGAGGCTATAGAAGTGAGAAAACAGTTGCAGATATGAACGCAATTATTGCGTCCCGTAGAAAAGAAGGTATGATCGTTCATGTCTTAGATGAAGACAAGGATTATATCTTAAAGGACGGTAAATTTGTTGTGAAGACAAGTGAGGTCATTGTCGATTCAGCATTGAGCACTACTTCTCTTAATCCCGTTCAAAATAAAGTAATTACCAATGCTTTAAATTCCAAACAAAACTCTTTGATTAGCGGAACTAGCATAAAGACCATTAATAGTGTATCTTTGTTAGGTTCCGGCAATATAAATATACCTGTTATAACAGTAGATAGTGCAACAAGTTCTACATCTACAAATCCTCTACAAAATAAGGTTATAACAGCTTCCATTACTGATATAAATACTAAATTAACGCCAATATCTACAGCATGGAACAAGAAAAATACAGCTAATGGTCTTCTTGTATTAGATACAGCAGGATTAGTTCCTAGCAGTAATCTTCCTTCCTATGTCGATGATGTATTGGATGTGTATGCTACATATGATCAATCAGCAACTGGAACTATATCAAATGTTAAATTATATACAGATTCATCTAAAACGATTGCAGTAGTTCCGGAAACAGGAAAGATATACATTGATGTTTCATCCGGCAAACCTCCATATCAATTCAGATGGTCAGGTACAGCATATGTTACATTGAATACCGGAGGACTTATTATTGGTACTATATCCGGTACAGCATTTGATGGTGGAAAAGGACAAGAATTATATTCTGAATATGCAGGAAGCCGAAAAACTATTTATCAAAGAGCATATTCCTTCTTCAATGCCATTACTCCTGCTTCAGATAAATTCATGCAAAATATATCAGCATCTTATACTGCCACTGCCATATCACTGACTAAAGCATATAAGAACTTTGCAGGGACATCATCATCAGAATCATTAACTATAAATGCTGCTACTACAAGTAATGCAGGAGTAATGTCTGCAGCAGATAAAACTAAGTTAGATTCATATCAAGCCTCAACAGGAGCTACTCCGAATTCAATTGCCAAGAGAGATGAGAATGGAGACCTTACAATGCGGTATCCAATTACTAATGCCGGAGTAGATAATAGCTCATCTATTGATTATGTCGTATATATAAGCAATTCTGCTACAAAGTTTATGAGACATTGTTCATTGTCTCATTTTACCGATGTAATGCGATTGGTTACAACAACAAGTAGAGGATTAATGTCTCCGGCTGACAAAAAGAAACTGGAAGATATTGATACAGAGAAGTTCCTTCGAAAAGATATTGATGATATAGCAAATGGAAATATTACTTTCAATAATGGTATTTATGTGAAAGGTTCATATGCTAACCTTCAATCAATTTTTGAACAAGGAGGAAATTCTATCCTTGAACAAGGAGAAAACGGGATTATAGAAACAGCAGAGACACAAGCAGCACCAACTGATATTACATTAGCTGATTTAGCTAATGTTGATGGCACAGTTAACGAACCTGCATACAAGAGGATGATTTTAACTAAACTTGCCGGAGCTACGACATGGACACAAGAATACATTGATCCTCTTATTGAAATTACAGAAGCTCCTAGCAATAATTTATATTATGCTAGAAGAAATAAAGCATGGGTTAATTTTACTCCTTTTTCCGGTAATTATTCAGATTTATCGGGAAAACCGACTATTCCTACTAAATTAGCAAATCCATATGCATTAACCTTTTCCGGAGCAGTAACTGCAACATATGACGGATCAGGCGCAGTCAATGTAAATATACCTGTCGGTGGAGGAGGTGGTGGCGGAAGCGTTATCGTAGATAGCTCTCTTAGTACAACTTCGGTAAATCCTGTACAGAATAGGGTTATAACAAATGCTATTAATAATGCCAATAGTAGCATACAAACCAATGCTGATAATATTGAAGCGATAATGGCTATTATCGCCAATATACCATCTATAAGTATAGATACTGCATTGAGCACAACAAGTACCAATGCTGTTCAGAATAAGGTGATAACTGCCGCCTTAAATTCCAAACAGAATACACTTGTGTCAGGTACTAATATTAAAACGATTAACAGTCAAAGTATTGTAGGATCAGGAAATGTCAATCTCACTTATTCTTTTTCTCAGATAACTTCTAAACCAACTACCTTATCGGGATATGGAATTTCGGATGCATATACAATGACGCAAGTAAACAATGCCTTTGTATCTTTAAGCGGAAATGTAATTAGAACATCAGGGAAGCTATCAATGGCAGCAGACGTATTTGCAGATGATGGCTCCACAGGTGGTCTTGATATGAGAAATTCAAATATTGTAGGTGTAAATGGTATATATTTTAAAGATGCATCAGATAGTGACGGTGAATATATCAATTTTTACAGAGATTCTACTCATGTTGATTCTTTATATGCATTAAATGGAGAATTACGATTTAAACCTAATAGAGTATTAGGTGCTATAACGACTGCATCAAATATAATTCTTCATACGGGGAATTATACATCATATGTACCTACAAAAACAGGGACGGGAGCAACAGGGACTTGGGCAATAAGCATTACAGGAACAGCCGAGTTATCTAAAGCTACAAATTTAATCAATGGATCATATACAGGAAGTGGAGGAAAACAACCGCCATCTTATATACCATCAGGGAAGATTAGATTTAACATGATGGATACTGTTGTTGGTACTGACTCTAACTATAAGGATTTCATATTAATGGACAGTTATACTGGTAATGATGTTCCTTATGTTACTGCAATTGGAGTAAGAAAAACTTCAACTCCTGAAGCATATATAATGTCAGGTGCAAAAGGCAATACAACAGAAGCTAATTGGGTTAAGACTACTTTATTAAGTGCTCTTAACTACAATAACTATGCACCATCTAAAACCGGATTAGGTGCTAGTGGCACATGGAATATTAATGTATCAGGATCAGCAGCCTCAGTAGCATGGGTAAATGTTTCCAATAAACCTAATTTTGCAGCAGTTGCAACTTCCGGTTCATATAATGACTTAACTAATAAACCTACAATTACAAATATAACAGTTGACTCAGCCTTATCGACTACTAGCACTAATCCATTGCAAAATAAAATTATCACTACTGCACTAAATGGCAAGCAAGCAAATCTTGTTTCGGGAACAAATATTAAGACTGTAGGAGGACAGAGTCTACTTGGTAGTGGTAATATTGCATTTCCTACAATAACTGTTGATTCTGCTTTAAGTTCCACTTCGACGAATCCTTTGCAAAACAAGGTAATTAATAGTCAATTTGAAAGTGTTACTACAGGAATGCAGTTAATTATGAGTTTATACAATGAGATTAAAACAAGTGCTTTAACCTCTTCTAGTGTTGTTACGTCTATTACTACAGAAAATAGTGATAGTACATCACTAGTAACATCTGTTAAATCCGTTGTTAGCTATATAAGTGATAATTTAATTGATCCTATAACTCCTATACTTACGGCTTATCTAACTCAAAATACCAAAAATGGTATGTTGATTTTGGATTCAAATGGTAAAGTTCCTAGCAATTTATTGCCGGGCACATTGTTAACATTAGGAACAACATCTACTACGGCTTTTAGAGGTGATTATGGTAACATCTTATTTACTAACTTTGGATCGGGAACAAGTTTAACAGGTACTCAGCGTGCTAGAAACTTTTTTAACTCTATAAATCCTGCTGATGAGTATTATTATTGTGGAGCTTCTGTAAGTGCTAGTAAAATTGATATTGAGATAGAAGTAGCCAAAAGAAATTTTGATACTTCTAGTGAAACTTATGATTACATAAATCTTCCTGCTGTTACATTAAATAGCGCAGGAGTATTAACATCTACCCAATTTACTAATTTATCAAATAAACAGGAGAAATTAGTTTCCGGCACAAGTATCAAAACCATCAATGGACAATCATTATTGGGAAGTGGTAATATTAATATTTCAGGGGGGGGATTGAACTCATATACAACTACTCTTGATATTTTTAATATATCAAATGGTCGAACTATTACTTCTACAGAATTTGCAGAAGTAGGAAGAATTGTGACGGCTGTAAGAGAAGGAAAACAAATATTATATAACTATCAGGTGGCTGAATTTGGTACAGGAGTATTAAACTGCCATTTAGCGGATGATTTAACTTGTCTATCATGGGTAGTTACAAGTTATACTGATACTGAAATATTCTATATCGATCCAACATTATCTACTGATAAATGGGCAAGAATATCATTAGTAAAATCAGATTTTTCAAATATAACTTCCAAATCCTTCGGCTCCTCATCAAGTTACTACAAGCTTCCGGATGGGTTGCTGATTCAGTGGGGGTATAGCACTAATTCAGGTATAGGCAAAGTGATATATTATCCAATATCCTTTTTTAATACTTATTACTCTGTGCATTTAACTGGAACTAGATCTGTACATAGTAATTACATGTATTCTTTTGATATATATACTAAAAGTGTAAGCTCTTTCACAATGGATTCCGTTTACCATAATAATGATTCCGACAATGGGGGATTTAGTATTAGTTTTTATTGGTTTGCTATTGGTAGATGGAAGTAATTATTTCCAATTACCTATAGCTAACCATGTGAAATTCCATGCTGTTTCATTAACATTGCCGCCTTGTGCTATATATCTAGTTAAGAGATCAAATGATGATCCTCCTTTACTATAATACATAGGGGCATATACTATTTTTTCTGATGTATTCACTGCTTCGCCTGTGAATTGTATAGTATAATATGCAGTTTTAAAGGTAGTGGGGAAATATATTTTTTTAATTCCTGCGCCGCCTCCAGTTGTCCCCCACTGAATCAGCAACCCATCCGGAAGCTTGTAGTAACTTGATGAGGAGCCGAAGGATTTGGAAGTTATGAATTAAAATAGTATTTTTACAAAAAATATGAGATATGATGTATTGGAAACAAGGCTTTTACGATGAACCTGTAGAGGGAAGCCTAGAAATAACAGATGAATATTGGAGAGAGCTTTTGACTGGGCAGGAAAATGGTTTGGAAATCCATGAAGATTCTAATGGGTATCCAATGCTGAGACAACATGTATATACTTTAGAAGAAGCAGTACAAATGAAGGAAATAGAAATTAATGCTTATGACTCTTCTGACAAGGTAAACTGTTTTATACTTGATGGGGAATCCGGATGGCTTAATAAAGCAGATCGAGCAGGATTAATCAACTCCATTAACATAGAAAAAGATGCAGGAAGAACCGAAACAAAAATTTGGTTTAACAATAAAAAACATCCTCTTCCAGTAGACTTTGCTTTAGACATGATTAAAAAAATAGAATTATACGCTATTGACTGCAATGATACGACTGAAGAACATTTGGCTATTATAAAAGAATTTGCTACTGTTCAACAAGTACAGACATTTGATGTTACTAAAGATTATCCTGAAATATTAACGTTTAAAAGTAAAAAAGATGAAGAAAGTATTTTATAACTCATGGTTAGCTAAGGCTATCTTATTTCCACAGTTTTCTACAATTACTATTATGGCTTGGGTATTTACTAAATATCGTTCCCTTAAACAAGCCGTTATTAATCATGAATGCACACATGCTCGTCAATGGACTGAATTAGCTATTGCTTCAGGAATACTGATTTGGCTTGGAATATTGATCTTTGGTTATTCGGCATGGTATTTATTATTTGCGGCAGTAGTCTTTTATATTTGGTATGGCTTAGAATATGGGATTCGTTTTTTGATTTCTACTATTTTAGATGATGGGTGTACGGCACATGATATATATAAAAGCGTTTCTTTTGAACAAGAAGCCCGTTTTTCTGAGGAAGATAATAATTATCTAGAAAATAGCAATTATTTCGCATGGACTAAATTTTTATTTAAATAATACATAATGGCATATACATATGACAGTGGAGTAGAAAGAGCAGTCTACTCCACAAAAAAAACAGGAAGAACATTGCCAAACGGGGCAGCAGAGATGACTGAGGATTTTGATTCCGGTTTTTCCGGTCATGGCTTTAAAATATGGAAGACAGACGATGGATTTTATAAGATTGAAGCTGATGAATTAATGATTAGAAAATCATTAACAGCATTTGAACTTATCATTTCTCAGATACGTGCCATTAGAGGAAGTTATGCGATTACTCAAGGAAATGCGAAAATTAAGCATGTTGATACTTATACAGAAGGAGGTAAAGGGTATTATCGTATTGAAATAGAAGATGAGGTAAATACTATATTTGAACATGATTTTATTCGCTGCCAAAAAGGGAATAAGGAATATCATGTAGAAGTATCTAGCGTACATCAAGGTTATATTAATGTTCTTATGAGTGAATTTACTTCAGGATCAGATGGTGTTGTGGTAAATCCTCCGGAAGCAGGAGATGAAATTGTACAGTTTGGTAATTCTTCTAGAGATGCTGCATACGCTAACCGACATTCGGCTATTTATATGTCTGTAGACAATGGCGAGCCTAAGATTGATTTAATGACTAACATCTATACAAAAAACTGGGATGATACATTAAAGGTACGTATAGGTGGAGATCTTCCCGGTACAGATGGAGAACGAGGATTCTTTGCTGTTAATGGAAAACTTATGGGTGTAGATGAAGCCGGAGAAACAGTATATCAGATTAATCCTGATGGTAGTGGTTTTTTTGCTAGAGGTAAATTTTCGTGGACAGCAGATGGTGCTCCTTCTTTCTCAGGCAGTATATTCCTTCGAATAGATAATAATAATGTATGGAGAGTAACTGAAAACGGAGAGAATATCATTGGTAATGAAGATGGGCAAAGAATAGTTATAAGTCCATCTGATGCATCAATGACTTTTTTTAATGCGGAAGGAAATGCTGTTGCTATATATGATGGTAAAACACAAGAAAATCCGGAAGATTTTTTTTCTTCTTCTATTCCAACAATAACTATTACAACTCTACCATTCTCAGCAGAAAGTTCTTCTTCTATAAATTATGGAACAATAGTAATATCCAAACCATTTCAAACTACAGCAGCAATTAATATGACATGCAATTTTAATATCTCAGTTAGTCATATGTATGCTGATGAATATATATGGTTTAACCTTAATGTTAAAACATATTCAGATTCAAGTTTGAAAAATCTTATTAGTACAAAAAAAATATATGGAGAGACATATGGAAGTGGTAGTAATCCTTCTTATAATATTACTAGAGATGTAATATTGACAGAAATAGGATATAATGTTATCTCATTTGATCTTAGATTTATGGTAGGATATCAAAGTAGTGTGTCTTTCTCTATGAATAGTTTAACTCCTATAGTTACTGCAAATAAATACATTTCAAATTACTTTGCAAATGGATTGATTTTAGGTACTTCAGGGAATAATAAATTTGCTGTTTATAATGGAGAACAAGGCGGACTACCCACAATACGTTTTAATGCAGAAAATTCGCTATTTGGATTAGGATTTAGCAGATATGGAATAATGACTAAAAGAAATGGCTTTTGGGGTATGATGCCAAGCATTATAAGTTGTGGATTAATTCAGACTGAAGGAAGTTATTATCGTTTTGCTCATTTTTCATCTTATGATAATAATATACCTTCATTATCTAAATCATCTACAGGAATGGTAACATTAACAATTCCAAGCGATTGGGATCAAGATCAAGTAAATGATACTAGTTGTTATATATTAACAACACCGAGGATTAGGCCTTCATATAGACAAATTTATGTTTCAGCAAATTGGGATAACTCTACAAAGAAAATTTATTTTTATATAAAAGTTGACAATAGTACTTATTATGATGGAGATTTTTATTTTGAAATAAAACGTTATTAACAGAAAAGGGAGCTTAATTGCTCCCTTTCTTATTTAGTCCAATTTATTGATTCTTCCAATATATGGTTTTTCCGGTTTCGTCTTTTTGGGCACTACTTTATTTTTCTTCTTAGCCTCCCTCTCAGCGTCTAGTTCTGCTTTCAAAGCTAGAATCTCGGACTTTTTAAAACCGATCTTCTGATTGCGGAACTTATGCTGTTTAATACCCTTTTTCTTCATGAGATTACTGAAGCCAACTCTATTAGAAGAATAATGAAGTATTCGCATGGCAGAATCGTAGTTAAGAAAATCATCTTCTCGTACATATTCGCTGTTTACTTTTTCAATACTATTAATTGCTTGTGCTAAATCGTTATCACTGCAATCCTCCGTAAATATGTCAAAGAGTCTAGAGAAAAGAGTTTTAAATAGAAACTTCTTAATACCGGATAGCTTTCCGATCTCATCTTTGACTAAATCATATGCCTCAGCCTTAATCTTTGCAATCTTATTTGAACTTGTACTCATAATTCTTTTTCTCTTTTTTAAGTTTACGAACTTTTCTAAAATGAGCAATACCGAGTATTACTGTAATTATTATAGAAACTATCCATGTAGATGTTACTAACCAAAGATAAATTTCCGTATTAGGAATAATATCATATGCATTGTCAATGCAAGCTATAGAGTCAGTAAATACCATATTAACTGGAATAGCTCTTGCAAACTTACAATGGAATTTCTTATCTTCCGATGCAAGTAGAAATAGACAATAATCCAATAAAATGACGTACCAGTCAGCGTTGATTAATACACCATTCCATGCATTTATATACACTACAATCATGTATATAGCAATAAAGAAAATCGTAAATCGAACTATAATTCTATTCATTACTTCTTTTTATTTACTACTAGTACAACCTTTTCGGTTAATAATCCCGGAGCCTTACTTCTTAGTTTCGGTTTTATTGCAGCCGAAGATTTGTTCTTCTTGACTACCTTCGTGGTTGTCTTTATCCGAACCGCTTTGGTCATTGTTATATTCCAAATTAATTAATAAATCTATAAAATGTTTTGCTTTCTTCAAATCTTCAAGTCCATTTTTATCTCTGAACCTCGTAATATACTTAACCACACTTCCTTGAAAAAAATCAAGTTTATTAGCATGAATGTACTCTATTGGTTGGATTGCATATTTTTTATAATGTGTGCCTCCTTCTTGGTAGTTTAAAGCTTCTATATATTCAACATTTGCGTTCGGATGATCAGGATATATCCATCCACCCGGAAATGGAGTTACAGAGCTTTCACTCCATATTTTCTGTTCCTTCTTGTTTTCCATTTTCTTCCTTTATAGCTTCTTTTTTGAAATCTTCAATAGCTGAAACAACATTGTTAAATTCTGTATCTTCTTCAGGAGTTTCATCCTGTAATGGTGTTTCTAATTTTTTAGCAAAAAAATCATTTTGTTTTTTAGAAAAATAATAAGCAAGATCTTGCCAAAGTTCATCGTTACAAAAGCATATTAATGGTGTCATAATAAGACACATTGTTGCATTAATAAAGGTTGGAAATGCATCTTTTTCTTCATCAGATAATCCGCTATCATCTTCATGAGTATTTATGATATATTGTAATTGCTTATATAATGTCTTTTGCATTGGATGCACTACCATTTCGAATCCGGCAACCTTTACAACAATACAATTTTTCATTAAGATCAACTTAAAATGCCCAAAATCATACTCTTTTACTATATCATCTATTTGAAGATATACTAAAGTAGGCTTAATATCTAATTGACCTTTAATAGAAATTATATCATTAATTAATTTCTCTGCATGATGAGCATCATTACAAAGTACCTTTAACTTTTGTATTTTTGATTTAAAAGTCTTCTGCAGGGTTTCCCGATTTGTTATCTCCTTCTGTTTCATTTTCTATTTCTGATTTATTTTCTTCTACTACTCCTTCTTTTTCTTCTTCATCATTTTTTTCTTTAGAAGAAATAACTTCAGAGGTTTTAGATATTTCCGGTTCAAACTGACCTAGCTGATATGCATTCATTGTACGCCATGTATTCATACGGGTAATCTGTTCTTTAATACAGCATTTAAGGAAATATTTCTTGACTTCTTCTTTTTTCATGGCATTAACTTCTGCCTCATTCATATCCGGATTTCGGCTAAGAATAAAATCAATCATGTCCTTTTTATTCTTTACTTCCGGAATGTATTTTTCAGTAAGGTATACATATGGATATATTCCGAGTAATTCATGATATACTCCTACTCCTCCGATTTCTTTTAAAACTCGGACTTCATCGTATGAAAACAAATCATGTTCAGCTATGGCATAGTCGATTTTTCCTGTTTTACGCAGTATCTTTACTATGGCTTTAACCCATGTTTTATCCGGATTATTAATTTCCGGTAATTGCGGCAATTTTGCCGTTGTCAACATCTCAAATAGAGATTCTTCTGTTACATTTCTCATTTTCCAAATAATTTATATCCAACTTGAAAATTATATAATGGCTTATTCTGATATATTCCGATGCCTGCTCCAAACGAAAGTGATTTTGGCGAATTAATGGTCAAGTTAATACTAGGTATCACTTTAGAATCATAGTTCGAAATTTGAGCGTTTAAATAGCCATTCCACGATTTTTTATAAATAGTTCTTATTTCGGTATTCGTTACCTTTTTTTCAATTGTCTTATTAAAGACGTTTATCTTTTCTAATGAAGGATTTACACCACGTATCCATGCCTCATATCGCCCTTCCTCTTTGTAATATTTTTCTTCAATCGGCAGAGATACTTTATTGGAATCCTTAATATAAACATATAACGTATCAATTATTTTTTTATATTTATATTTAGGAGATTCAATTGTTATTGTATCTGTTTTATAAATAGTAATGGTATCCGTTTTATAGATAGTTTTCATTGAGGGTTTCGACTGATCTAGAAAGAAGGTTACTATCCATGATAAAACAAGGATACCAATTACTATATATGGCAAATATTTATTCATCTAACATAGTATCAATGATATCAATCATATCAACATATATATTACATTCTCTCATACATTGATCTATATCAGTTCGTGTACCATGAAATATTACTTGAATTAGATTATTAGCCTTTTCAGCCAAAGTATGAGCAAATTTATTTTTTAATAGCTCAAGTTCTTGTCTATCTTTTGAGTTAAATTTACTTTTAGTATGTTTGAAATTATCAATATCTTCATCTATTGATCTTGAATCGTCTTTGGACATATCTGCTAATGGAGCTTTAAACTTTTCTGCATCATTATATTCGAACCATTTTTGAAAATCATCAAAAGTCTTTGGACTTTGAAAGATAATCTTACCCTCTTTTATCCCTTTATTATATAAATAAAAAGGTATTTTTAACTTAGTTGCTTCATCATAAGCATTTGATAACAAATGCTCGTTAATCTGCTTTAATGTTTTCATTTTTAAAGTGTATTTCTTGTTTGACCATTAATATTTTTTAATTTAAATGTAGCAATAATATATTTAATATCACCATAAAGTTGATCCTCAGAAGGAGTAATCGCTTCAATGAGTATAAAGTTAACATATTTGTTACGCACATCATCATGATAAATGATTTCCCCGGAACTAATGTATTCTACGAAATTATCGTAAGTTGCTCTACGATTGTCTCCTTTGAAAACTAGTGTTAATTCAAGATCAGTATTTTCTCTAATTGGCTTGCTTGCTTGATAATAATTCAATTTATCTGTTTCAGCAAAACTTTCAGTATATACGGATTTTATTTTCCCGTAATCTGAAAGACCTTTAAATTGTTTATATAGAAGTCCGTTCCAATGATTTTCTATATTATATTCGGTATCCTCACCAACTTTTTTCATATAAAAATTAGCCATTTGACTCCTCCTTTCCCATATATCTTTCAATTATAACACTTGTATTGATTACATCACCAGTAATCAATGGATCTCCACCATATAGATATAAATAACACCGGGAATTTTGTCCTAATTCAATATTAATTTGAGATTTCCCAATAATATAAATTTTACATATAAGATAATCTGCTATTTTAAGAGTTGTATTTGAATCTATAACACATAGCAAGGTAGTCGATACATCAAATGCATTTTCGTTAAATTCACAAACCATAGCACTAGAATATCCATTGCCCTTAGCATTCTTATATTCACAGATATATTTCCCATTTATAAATGGCTTAAATTTCTCTGATATGTATTGTGGAGAAAGTCCCCAACCCTCACTAATAGACTGCGCCATATATGAAACGGCATTTGAGTCGCAAGCAAGTTCGAAAAGTTCTCGTTTGGTTTTATGTTCTGACCATTTATCAGTATAACCTTCACAAAGACTTCTTTTTATTGAATTTTCTCTAAATTGTTTTAAATCAGTCATCTTGAAAATGATTAATGCACAAAAATAAATAAATTAATCAACTAGACAAAATTTTGATTGCCTTTATTACGTCACGTTTGGATATTCCACGTAAAGTATGAGTTTTAATGAAATACCTTCGTTGACAAAGCAACATATCAGAATCATCATCAAGGATTACATAATTGGTCACATCTTCATGTTCTTTTAACCATTGATTGATTTCTAAACCACGACATGCAGCATAATGTGTTTCTCTTTCTCCATATTTGAAACCATACATTCTTGAAGTAATGCCTACAATATATTCGGGATACGGGAAAGGATTATGTCCGTAAACTTTTTCTTGATTTGTGATTTTTTCTAATGTCTGCTCCAAAGTATATCTTCTCCAAGAAGAAGAAATCACAATTTTAGCTCCGGTTGCATCACAAATCTGTTTAACTAGTTCGACCTTTTCATTATCAATCGCCCAATTACTTTTTAATGTGGTTATCACACCGTCAAAGTCGAGGAATATTATCTTCATATCAAATTTTATTAATTTTTGCTTGGTTAATACAATCGGTAGCCCATCCTACAATATATGCACAAGTCTCATCTTCACCAATATTAAATCCCATAGACATTCCTAAATCTTTATGTATTGCAGTAGCTACATGTAATGCTTCATGCGCCATATCCTTAACAGTCATATACTCCTTTTTTCTAAAAACGACACAGATGCCATAATCACCATTGTCACAGGAAGAGCATCTAAAAGTTATAGCCTTGTTATTATCAAAATCCTCTTGACTTATTTTACCATCATCACTTTCCCTATTCTCGAAATTTTCATTAATAAATAAAGCCGAATCTGTAATAACCACATATAACTTTCTTGGATATATATGATTTACAAAACAATGTATTTTATTCTTCATCTTCTAACAATTTAGAAATAAATATATCTTTTGCCTTAATCATAACATCAGTCGGTATATCAAATCTAGTCATTTCTGACATATAATCCCATGCATCTGCTACCTTTGCTATAAGATCATCTTCTACTATAGCTAATGCTCCATATGCTTTACCAATAGACACCGCTAAAGAAACATATCCCGTTGTATCCATTCTCTCATTTTTGTTCAAATCTAAAGTATTATCCTCGATATACTTTTTTGCTTTTTTATTCATAATGTTATTCTTTTAAAATGGTAATTCATCCGTTGGTTCCGAGAATGGTAAATTATCGCTTGAATATTCTCGTTGATAGCCATTATATATATGATCATTATTTTCTTTGAAAATAGGAATAGCCGGAGAAGGATTTTCCCAACCATAATGGATATTCTCATTTTCTTCATTCATAAAACGTCTGCTAGGAATATCATAATACATTCCACACATATAATCGACAATGCCATACATTCTGTTTTTAGCTACTTCTAATACATTGCCATAGTCCATCATTGCTGTTATCGCTTCTTTGCCAAAAAACTCTCCCCCTCTTTTTTCAAAATCCTTGTTAACACGATGAATGATAAATACATTAGATGCAGCATTAGTTAAATCAGCCGTACCGCTAATAGAATCCTTTCTTAAGAAGTCTACCTGTTTTCGTGGATGACATACTAATATCAGATGTATATTGTTCTTCTTAGAAAATTCGCATATCTGCAAAATAAGCTCTTTCTGTTTGTTATTCTTATCTCCTTCAAACAGATCAATATCTAGAGTAAAAAGATTATCCAAAATAAGCAACTCTACACCATTGTCAACCATTTCCTTCATATCATTAAATAGTTGCGCCCATTTGCTTCCATATTCATTGTTATAAAGGAAAAACTTATCATCAAGCCAATTATCTATCTTATCTATGACAGATGGATTTATATAAAATTTCCCAATATTCTTTCTTGATTCTAATAAATTCTCCCTTCCGGCTGCAACCATTTCAAGCCATGTTTTTAATACTCCCGGTACAAGTTCTCCACTCCATAATGCTGCTTTATGACCATTGTTCACAACATTCAATATCAATGTATTCAACCATGATGATTTACCACTTGAATTAGTACCTGAAAGTAGGGAAACCTCACCTAAATTTAGTCCTACAATAGCCCTATCTAAAGAGTGAAACCCTGTTTTTAGACTGATGATATTATTCAAATCTATTTTAGGTATATCCTTCATTCTAAACCATTTTTTGCCTAATTCAGGACTCTCTTCTTTTACCTTCTGTTCCTTTTTAGACGTATATTGATTTCTTTGATATGGGATAGCAGTATTATGTGCTTGCGATTTAATGTCGTAAGCATTAGGTTCAAATTTCAATCTTAAATCTCGCCATGTGTACTGACTACATGAATTATGAAAACATGTAAATCCTATACCATCTTTAGATACAAAAATAGCTGAATCAGGAGCTTTGTGAGATGGATCAAATGGACATTCAGACAGGACTATTTTTCTTGTTCCATCGCCCATTGTTATATCCTTATGAACTTTTATACCATAATTGGATATAAAATTATCTATATCAAATTGCTCCCTATTCCCTAAATTATACCTATTTATAGGTTCAGTCTTAGGTAACATATCTGCCAAATTCTTAAATAATGATATATCATTAGACTGTATGCATTCAGGTACAACAAGTATTTTACTTAACCTATGCGGTCTTTTAGGTGTATTTCCTCCTTTTCTTGAATATGTACCATACAATTTTGTAACTCTTGCCGGATTAAAGACTTTCAAGTCTACATCTACATATTCATCAGTGAATTTACTTCCCAAATATTTAAGGAAATTAGATAATATCAATGTGTTTTCAGGAGTATTTTCTAATTTATCAACTTTAAACATTAGATGATAACCATTTCCTGACATAGACACTATAGGAGAAAAGAATCCTCTTTCTCTCAAAAATCTCCTAACAGACAAAGCCATCTGCCTTGCTCTTTCTAATTCTTCATCAGTCGTAGCTATTTCCTTTACACCTCCTTCTCGTACTGGATCTAAGTCTACTAATACCCAATTCCTATATTTGATATCATTATCTTTTATAGCTTCACAACCCTTAATCATTTTGTTATATTGAGGGTAGCCATCCATAGCATCTTTTAGTTGATTAAAGATAAAGTAAATATTGTATTTATCATCAAAACGCAATATATTTTCTATTGCCTTATCTGCATCTCTAAATATGCCGGAATAAATATCATATTTGTTGAGAGGATTGAATAATCTAATCTCAAATAAATCTGTATCAGAATCCCTAAATACAGAAAGAGTCCTTTTTATCTCATTAACGTCCATTAATCATGATCCCATTTTTGTTGTTCCTTATTCCATACATATTTCCGTCCCTGACAAAATACTGTTGCATTATCCGGTCGAGTATCTTTTGTATATCCATCACAAAGATTATCAAAAGCCCACGGATAAAAGCATATATATCTTTGTGATGGCTCATTCCATCGAACATCTGAGCCATTGGTGTTAGGATGATATTCATTTTCATCATAGTCAGGTTCATCAGTAAATAATTCCCATGAGCGATTATTTATATATGTTTGAAGATTCTTAGGATTAGGATAAAAAGAATCAGCATCCTTTGCTTCTTTCCTTTTTCTATTTTCAGCATCTATTGCTTTGTTTAGTATTGGAATAACATCATGCCAATCCTTATGCTTCTTTACTAATAAATCCAATTCTGTTTTCAGACCTCTTTTAGCACCGGGATATTTTTTTCGAAATTCTTCAAATACTGATTTCTCTTCTTCTGTCGGATAAAAAAGCACTTTCTTAGATACGTTAGTATCTTCTTTTTTATATGTATTACTATCTGTATGTTTACTATATGGTATTGTCGCTTCATTTTGATAATTTGCATTCTTCATTTTGCTAATATCGTAACCTTCATTTTGAAGAATCGAAATCGCTTTATCACTAAATGCATACCAACACGTTCTGTCAAGTTTATTTTTATTAAAATTTCCTTTAATTAAAAAGTCACATTCACAAAGAAATTTTAAACTTCTCTGTATTTTAGTCTCATGAATATATGGAAATAAATCAGATAATGCTTTTTGGGTATTATAAGTCCAATAATGTCCATCGTAGAGATGTTTGTTATTAACAGCATTTTTATTTATCCAAAAAAACATATTATGGATAAGTATGGCTTCTTCTATTCCATATTCTTTTGCTAATTGTACATTGAATTGATGTTCCATATAATTGAATTGATGTTCCATTGGTTAATAATAAACAAGCGGAAGAGTTAATGGAACAATCCTCTTATCATTCGGTCATGACTCCGAACTATCCGCTTATTTTTAAATAGTGGGAAAGGCAAACTGCAAAACCTATCCCACTCTACAAATATAGATATTATTTTGGATAAACCCTTATAGATAACATAATTTAAGCTATAAAAGGACTATTCAGCGCAATTTCCGTATCTTCATCCGGATTTTCAATGAATATAGGCTGTCTTTCTCCAGTAACAGCTAATATAACATTCTCAGAATTAATGCCATTTATTGTAGGAATTATATATGATATCGTAAAGTTTATAGAAATATTAGATCCTCCATCAGCCTCTATAAAATCTTTCATTTTTATGTTTCCTTCCCAATTCTCAGAAGAAATATTAAGACCTTTTTCACTAAAGGCAAAATTAACAATTCCTTTGTATTTAGAGTCTTGAATATTAGCAGCCTTTTGAAGACAATTCAATATTTGCTTTTTATTAACTGTAATTTTAAACAAGATCGGATATTTGAGCAATGAATGGAAATTGGGCATTTTATATTCCAATTTTCTGACCATTATCATTGTATTGTCACAAATAATAATAATATTATTTTCTCCATTTTTAATAGTGACCTTATCTTCTTTTTTTAAGGCTTTTACAATACCACCAAAAGAATTCTTTGGAATACCAAACTGAGTTGTGATATTGTTATTTTCCAATTGCATAGAATCATGATACATTTTAAATCCATCTGATGCAAATACATTGACTCTCCCTTCTATGATATCAATATTTAGACATCCCATAGAAAGTTTCATATTATCTAAATCACCAAGATACTGGTTGCTATTATTTATCCAATATGAAAGTAAATCAGCTTGAATATCAAAAGCATCAGACCCTTTATCGCTATTTAATTTCGGATACATATTTGGATCATCACATGGAAAAACTACAGATCCAGTATCTGTGGATATAGTAGATGAAATTATTTTTTCTCCTTCTACTGAACTTAATTTCTCTATTATTTCAATAGAAATATATTCATCTGATAGAAGAGATATGTAACTTACAAGATTATTCTTGTTAATGCAAAAAATACCATTTTCAACATCTGCCTCAACAGGACATACCGTTTTTATAGCATTCTGATTATCATATGATAAGATCCATGCCTTATTCTCCTTAATTTGAACTCTTATGTCCTCTAATATTGGAAGTATTTTTTTGTTACCGGAGAAGCTACCGCCAATTTCGATAGCTTCTAATAATTGTTTCCTATTAAATTTTAGTTTCATTTTCTTTTGCCTCTTTTTTTTCAGCCAGTTTATATATAACAATCGCAGATAATGCCACTTTTAATTCCATTATACCTTTAATCTTATTACCCAATTCATCTATGTCTATTTCCATTTCGCCATTAAATGAATCGATAATATTTACCATTTCTTTATCACCTCCTGATAAAAGAATAAAGCTTTTTATAAAATCACTATCAATACGAGTTTTTATTACAATTTCATTCATCGTTTTTAAATATAAAATTATTACAATAATATCCAATGTATCCCGGTTCTACAAACATACCAATTTCTGTAGTTAATTCGTTACTATATTTAATATATACCTGATATCTCATGCATACATCTCTGATTGGACAATTTTCTCCAGTGCAATGTGCTACATCATTCATCAGTACCTTCATTTAATACTTTAACATTGATTAATTTGTCTATGGTATCAATTTTTTTATCAAGATCGCATGCTTTCCTTAAGTTTTCTCTTTTCATTTTTCATCCTCCATAATTATAAAATATACTCCATCAATTTTAACATATGGAATTTTTTTATTCTTAATCCATGATGTTACTGTTTCCCTGACAACTCCTTTTAGTTCAGCATAATGACGAACTGTTTTTAATTTTGTTATATCTACTTTCTCTATTTTCATTTTTATTCTCAATTAAAATAGTATTGTATTCCAATAATTACGCCAATGCCCGAAACAATCGCATCGGTTTCCATCATTTTCCTTACGGACAAAAGCAAGATTGTTTCTATCAATCAACGGCTTATTGTAAGGATATTGTTTTACTCTGATTTTATAGGCTCGTAGAGCAAGCCTACGATTCTTTATTTTATTCATCTCTATGTATGTTTTGAATTAATCGACTCTTACAATTTTGCCACTCTCTAAAATCACATATAACTTGCAGTTGTAATCAATAGAGCTTGCCCATTGATGCGCATATCTTACATATTGATGTAGCTTATATCTGCTTGGGTCGGAAAGCATCTTTTTTCTAATCCTTTTTTTCATTTCTATTCTGTTTTACGTCATTAATAACTCGGATTAAGAACATATACATCGCATTCGTGGCACAAGTTGCATTCCTTTGTTTTATCTTTAAGACACATACTTTTAGTCTTTTCCGGATAATGCCAATCAATAGAACTACAAACAATTAACTTAATATGGTCTAATTCTAAACTATTCGGACAATGTTTATTGAGAAAGTCTAAATCCTCTTTGATTAGTTTCTCATACGCACTCTTATCAATCTTTATGCTCATATCTTATTTGTTTTGAGCCTTTTCAGGCTACGTTAATATTCATTTTCTCTTTCATGAAGGATAGGATGTGCGCAATCACATCGACCGTCCAACCATTACCAAGCATCCGGTACTGCTGTGTGTCGGAGCATTCCCATTTATACCAATCGGGGATCGTTTGCAATCGGGCGCATTCGGTAGGAGTCAGACGACGTATTCTTGCAATCATGCCGTCCCTTAAAATCCTCACATAATTGTCATTATCCCCCATTTTATGGACACGTTGATTAATTGTCCTACATTTCACTGCGAATGGAAATTCAAATGGTTCAAACTTATAGGGGGTGAAAGTTTCCGTTTTCTTTCTTGATGCAAGACAGGAGACCATTTTATCACTCAGATAAAACTTATCGTCCACTTCATCTTCAAGTATATCTTTCAACAAGACTCCTTTATCCACAGGCTGCGGTATGTCCGAATGCAGCTCACCAAACAGTCCATTTCTCCTCGTCCGGATATTCGTCCAATATATGCGCCTCCGATTCTGTGCTGATACCAAGGCGGAATTGATATGCACACCATATACACCGATAGCCTCGCTTAATACCCTTTCCCATTTCTTACCCATTTCTACGTTTTCCAACAAGAACAGCACATTCGGATTGTATTTACGAATATCGGTTAGGATACGCATATACTCCCAAAACAGATAAGACTCTCCTTCGAATTGAATGCCTTCCTCTTTTAATTCCAGGTAGCGATTTAGGGTGTATATCTCCTCTTTGTCGGCAGTGGACATCCCGACACGTTTTCCGGCAAAAGAGAATGACTGACAAGGGCTGCCACCTATCAACAAGTCAATAGGCTCCAACTGAGATACATCTACCCGGTTGACATCTCCGAGCTGAATTGTGTTCGGGAAGTTCAGTTGTGTCTGCTTGATGGCATGCTTGTCTACCTCGGATGCGTAGTACTTTTCCGGGATAATACCAAGCTGTTTTAAGGCTATTTGCCCACAACTCATGCCGTCAAATAAACTAAGTACTTTCATTACTTTTTTTTATTTATCGTTCTAACATACATTGTTCACACAGATGCAAAAAATCGTTTCCTCGCAATTTTGAAGCAACTTCAGAGGATATATCATAAGCAAGCTCGCCTAATTCTTCACCTAAATAATAGGTATCATCTTTAAGACAGGCAAAATCTTCATCATTCTCAATTTGCTCTTTGAAGTAGGCAAAACCAGATTCTTCATCACTAAATAAATCAATCCATATCCAACTACTTTTGTTGATACCGTCAAATTGACGTTTGAGTAGTTGATATACTACTTTCAAGAAATCTTCTTTCATAATTACTTCATTTTTAATCATTAGTTAATTACTTTTGCCAACTTATTAAAAGCCTTCTCTTTATCAAACTTAATCCCATCTTTGAACTCTAATATCAACTGCCAAAATTGTTTTTTATAAACATCACCTGCTTTATAGTCAGTTTTATAATGACATTCCTGCGGGGTAGTCATTTCCTTAAATGTATTCATCGCATTAAGATATGTGGCTCCCCATTCTGTGAGCTCTACACTAACGGTATCATTCAAATCTATTTCTATTAACTTACAAATCTCTATTTTGTGAGTTTCTTCCTTTGCAACAAGAGCAGCTTGTAAGCTCTCTATCTGGTCTTTTAGAATTTCGATTTCACTCATATTTATCTTGTTATTAATCAAACAGTTTAAATTCATACACCCATACATAAGGATTGCTTTCCCATGTCCCTTTGCCCGAAACTTTGTCTATCAAAGCGGAAAAAGCATCACGAGGAGTATTATATAGTCCGATATGTTTTTTATCGGAAGCACCAACGAAAGAATAGGCAATACCGCCATTCCCATTTGCAGAATCAAGCCTATAAATTCCTTCTTTCATGCAATCTTCATCGCTAATGTCCTGTAGGCGTTCAACCTTGATGTCGGTGATTTCGATATGGTGGGGCATCAGATCGGCTTTCACAAACATCTTGTTAAAAAATCCGCTTTTCTTTGGCATTATAGGATAACCATCTTCGTCTAATTCGTAATCGGGAATATTACCACAATCCTTGTAGCTTTGTGCAATGGCAACTACTTCGCCAACTTTATATTTGGGGAGAATTTGTCCGCCATCAATCATACGTTCATCTTCGTCATACATACATATTTCAGTGACTTTACCAGAAGGTCTCTTACATACAAAATATCCTGCAACGTTTACACCTCTAAACTTTAAAGGATAAGTAACTATTCTTCTCGTCATAGTCTTCCGACCTTCTAACACAGCTTGAGTTAAGCCAAATCTATCATTGAACATTATTTTCTTCATACCTTTATTAGTTTTAACGCTTTCTGTATTCCAGCTTCTAACGCTTCTTCGTAAGTATCCCACTGACCACCATCGTTAGGACCGTCGAATATACCGGCAGCTATAAAAGTTCCATTATCAGCCTTGCATATATCATAACCATAACCACAAGCGTTTCTAATGATGGAAATATGTAGGTTCTTGGTTTCACGTAGCCACTTTTGAGCAACAGACTGAGTAGGGAAATGATAACAACTGAATCCTTTCTCTGTCAGCGACTTTAAAGTATCCAATGTTACAAATTTTTCATCCATAATTATTTCTGCTTTTTAAGTTCTTTCAATACTTTCTTCGCTATCTCATAACCATTCAATGGCCAACTGGTATAAACATCATCTGTGTGTTCATCGTAATGGTTGGCGTATACGTATTCCTTCAAGTTTTCACGAAAGGATTCACCGTCTAAACCTTCATCATCACAATCATCGTACATTCTCAATTTATGAGCTACCTCCTCACATTCTCGATGTGTAACAAAGTCATATACGATCCTGTCATAGACATTTGTCTGACGAACATACTTTTGTCCCGGCTGTATCTTGCAACCACAGAAATCACATATGTGTTCTTTTTGGGCTGTTGGGTAAGTTACTTTTAGTATTGTTGGCATAGTTATTTATCATCTTTAGTTATCTCCTTATATAAATTCCATAATTCCTGTTCGGTATAATCTTCACAAGAAATATCAAGTCTCCACGTCCATCTATCATCAAATCCACCTGTATAATATCCAAGCCCCATTCTACTTATTTTATTAAGTAGTTTTAAAGGTGGTGTAGTACCACCGAGCAAGTTGCACAAATCTTCTTTATTAAGTTCTACTATCATAGTTATTTCTCTTTCTTTAATTCTTCACAATGCAACTTATAAGCATAGGCAAACATCTTCAAAGTAACAGGCTCAAAGTGAAAATCTGCTTGTTTACCTTCTACTACAACAGAAACACATAAATCTCCATCACAAAAATCAATATATGCCATAGCATTGTCATTCCCTTTGATAGAAAAGGTTTGTGTCTGTATACTATCCATGATTCACCTCCTTTTCTAATATTCGTTGCAATGGATCAAAACTCTCATTTACTTGTTGTATTCCATCTATAGCATCTCTTATATTGGCACATTGCAAACTACTTAAAGCATTTGTCATTCTAAACGCAGGATTTACCATACAAATACCAGTAAGAGCATCAATCAACTGTTCTTTGCTTAGTTGTTTTAACTGATCCTTAATTGTATTTCGCATTTCTTCTTCACTCATTGCTATTCCTTTCCTTTAAAGTGTTCTATTAGCTCTTCTACGGTTGCCTTGTGCGAGGGGATACCCATAGAATCAAACTTATTCTTAGGAATTTTCCATTTATCCATACAGCATTTTAGGAGTGCTCCCTTCTCTATTATAGTATCAGGATAGTTAATACTTCCAAGCCTTACTTCTGTCACAAAGAACTGTTCTTTATCAGTATCATCCCTCAATGCGGCAAGAGCTAGAAACAAATCCTCGTTGGTTCCACAGTCAATACGTCCGGCACAGTCGTAAGTCCTGTAAGGATCTTTATCATCAAACAGAGTAGCAGGAATAGAGTGATAATTCTCCAAATTTGAAGCGGTAGATAAGCATTCTCCATCTTCGATAGATAATAAAGGTTTATATCCCAACGCTTCCAATCTCTTCCGAAGCTCCAGTGTATTCTTTCTTATAAAACAAGATGTTGTAAATCCCATAGTTAGTCTTCCTCCAATTTCTCTAAAAGCTCTTTTGCTCGTATTTTACAATACAGGATATTATCAATTATCATACCATCCATGCTTATATCTGCATGAAAACTCTTTATCGTTACCCATCCGTACCATTTTTTAACCTGTACGTCAAATATATGATCTAGCAAACCATATATATTTATTCTGTATTTTTTCATTGTTTTCTTTTTTAGTAATCATAAAGTTCAACACAATCTTCACACTCTATTACATCTTTCACTTCATCGTCAAAAATGTCTATTCTCACAGGTTTACTTTTATCTTCTATTTGAGATAAAATGTCTATTAATTCTTGTACCGTCATATTAATATATAGCTTATGTATTTATTATTTCTGAAAATGTTTTTAGATATTCATCTAAATTCTCATAAAGTTTTTTTTCTCCGGATTGTAGAGCATATCCTTCTACAAAAAGTTGAAATGCTCTTTCTGCGGCTGAAAAGCAACAAGCATATCCTGCTAAAAAATCCTCCTTTGCATCATTAAATCTTTTAGCATAATCGTCATCATCTATTTCTTTCAAGGTTTTCATCCTGAAAAAAGTCTTGTGATCTGCATAAGCATAAGCCTCTTCATTTTTATTCATATCTTTTTATTTATTAGTTAAACATGGAACAAAAGTAATTAATAAATTCGGTATTCCTAATACACAAGTGGTAATTAACTATACTTTAACATATACACATAAAAAGAGAGTACTACTATCACTAGCAGTACCCTCTCCCGTAATTATGACCAAATCCTTGTATGCGTCTAAGCCAGCCAATTACTAAAACTAAACACAAGCCACAAATAAAAAAACTAAAAAATGTCATCTAACGCCTTAGAATCAGTTTGAAATTTTAATAGCAATATATAGACAAAACAACACAGTATGAAATATCGCCTAAACGCACCACAAATATAAAACATACTTTCGAATATACAATAGGTATTTCTCTTTTTAACAAAAAAATAGGAATCCAGTGCATACTAAACTACTGGACTCCCATAAATATCAATGTTTTCTACACATTACGCCACAAATATAGCAAAAAACGAGCACTATTTCACAACAGCACCCGTTTAAAACAAAAAATATATGAAATAAACAGATAATTTCAATGCAAATATAAGAATATTATTCAATATACAAAAAGTAGAGCAGTCTTGGCGGTGACTGCTCTACTTGGGGTATAAAACAAGTTGTTGTAAGGTGATGTAATAGAATCGCTATCACAACGGTCTTTCCATCTAATCGCTTCTTTGAATAACTAATGGCGCAAAAATAAGAACTTTTTTGATTATACAAAAACAAAATAGATATTTTGCGATTTTTTTTGCACAAAAAAAGTAGAATAATCTTTTGCGAAGCCTCTTCTACTTATAAAATAAGGTCGGTAGTTAAACGAGGTGTTATTGGAGTATATCATTATTGGTCTAGGAGACACATGCAGAAATACATAGATGAATTTGTCTACAGATTCAATAGGAGAGAACTTACAAATAGAGAAAAGTTTGACCGACTTTTAGAGAACTTAGAGTATAGATTAACTTATAAAGAATTAGTATATGGAAAATAAGAAACAAATATCACACGAAGGGGAACTTCACTTAGGTGGAATGTCCATACCTTGTTATATTTTAGAAGATGGTACACGTGTATTATCAGGTAATGCAATGCAAAATGCTTTAAAATTGCAAGATGAATCAGATAATGCATCAGGCACACGCTTGGCCAGATACCTAAACCAAACTACGCTTAAACCATTCATATACAAGGATAAAGCACCTGGCCATTTTGATCCTATTGTTTGTTATAAAGGAGAACAAAAAATAGCCTTACCATCTATAGTATGGTATTTGCAATCGGAGCTAATAGTTGGTTTGAAATTGGGGTCAGAAGAATACCCGCTAGAAGTTTGAATTTCATCATACATCGCTTGCTCTTTTTCGTATTCTAATACAGCAATCGAATCGGCTACTCTAATTGAATCTTGCAATGCCTGTTCGGAATTGCTTTTCTTCATATTGCAGCTAGAGATGAATAATACTGATGCTGCAAGAATAAAAATCTTTTTCATACCCTTTGTGTTTTATTGGTTAATACTAAAAAGTCAGTTTATTCAGCAATAACCATACGCAAAGTCACAAGAGAGCGTAGACTATCACCCATACGCCTTCTTGGCTCACCACAAGCCACAATACATTATGGGGGAAGTCTACGCCTATAAGGTTTCAACTCACCCAATATGTATTGGTTCATTTATAGCTCGTTTTATTTCCGAGGTGGTGATTCAGAAGGCGATTGAGCTATTTTTTCTATGTAAAATACATTACTATACAATAATGCGCAGCAAAGTTACGAATTATTCCGGAAGGGGTGAACGTTTTTGTTCACTTGTTGACTTATTTTATAATAAAATTTGCAGATGTTATGTGAGGACGAAAGCATGAAATAATGATTAGTTTTGCACACGAAAAAGTAGAAGAACCCACGCAAAAGTTTCTTCTACTTCATTTGAACATGATGGTGATATGGTCATCATCAGACGTAGGAGTGGATATACCAAAATGCCTTTGTTCACTCATTTAACTGTTATCTTCATGAAAAAAATAAACTTTATGCAAATGTATAAAAAATATCCGAATCAACAAAGACTCATGCCCTTTTTATTAAATTCATTAAAACGAATCATTGCCTGTTCCTCAGTATTTGATTCATATGCCCAAATACCGAAACTCTTGCTCTTCGGATAACTTATGCAATCAAACTGAGTATTCTCCTTACGTCTGAACACCTCATAACTCACCGTACCACTCTCTATATGCGTCTTTTTATAAATATAAGCGTAAGGAGACTTCGCAATCTGCTCAAAATCATAGCCTCTTACCTCTCCTTCACCGGAGAAATGCATCTCTAGCTCTTTCATTCCTCTACTTTTTTGAATATAACAGATTTTTTATCCGGTCTATATCTTCCACTACAGTTCCCTACTGTTCCACAATTAACATGGCAGGATGCTTTCCCCCAATTTTCAAAATAGCATCCTTGACATAGTGGTGCGTTATCCTCCTCACACCTCAATCGTACAAGACCATATGAAAAATCCTCACCTATCTCAAAATAAGTTTTCTTTTGCTTCTTTTGCCCACTTTTATTAATTGATGATATGGCATAATGTTTTCTGATTAATTCCGAGGATTTTTCATCATATTTCACAAAAATAATGCCTTTGTTATCACTCCTCTCATGAGAAGAACAAGGACAGATATTAGGGGGACATGGTTTAGAAGCATATTCGCCACTGTAAAATTCGCATCCTTCACATTTTTCGCTTTCTTCAATTCTATATAAATCACCTTTATACTCAACAATATCACCAATATTCGCATCATTAGACAAAGGAACAATGCGATTAGGTAGTTTTACAAAATAAACGGATTGACGATCACTTCTATTATTCATTCCACAATATCCAAAAACCTTCAAAAACTCAATATATCCACAGAGCAATGAACCATTTAAGACACAATCATTTATGCAAATATTATACTTCTTATCCTCTAAGCACTGATATAAATCACCTTGATATAAGAAAACTTCGCCTACTTTTCTTTCAGGTATGACATTATTTACCTTTTTAGTATCAGAAGCAGCACCCTCTTTCCTTACCACTTCCTTAAAAACAACACCAGTTCCATCCGAGCGGTGAAGCATAGCACATTCACCAACAATAGGTCTAACCGCATCACAAGACTCAAAATCGCAAAAATAACAGTGCAAACAGCTATCACCTGCAACACACTCCAATTCAATCTTACCACAGGAAAAACTTTCTCCTACAGCATACTCATTTTTTAGTTTTTTCTTCTCTTCCATAAAATATAAATTTAAATTAAATACATATCCGCCATTTTTAAACTTTATACCCAAAAGGCAAGGGAACGGTCATATTTTATAATAAAACCCGTGATTTGGCTTAATGGGTAAGCGAAAAACGAATATCCGAGCGCAAATATAAGAACATAAAATAGAAAAACAAGAAAATAACACGATTTTAACAGAAAATATATACGAGAAACAAGCGAAGACGGAAATCACCGCTTCGAAAAAGAAACAGAAGACTCCCAGTCGACAGGAACTACTCGAATTTTTCGAGTAGTTCATTATCCAAATAAAAAAAATAAAAAAATAAAAAAAAATTGTGCGGAGGCGGGGTTCTAGACGGCATGGCAAAAAGCGGGGTGGGGTATGCAGCAGGGTAGGCATGGGATTAGCAGGATATAAAAAAAGGTTTTTAAATAAGCAGAGAAGCTATTATTAATCCTTCTGCTTGATTTTAAACGTTCAAACGATTAATATATCTTATCTAAGATTTAGCGCCCTTATACAGCCTTATAATGCGTCTAATACGATGGTTTGGTGTTTTGGGAAAGTACGATTTTTTTGTGCTATGCTCATTTTTATGACTAATATACATTTTATGCTAAAACATAACGCTGCGTGAGAGCGAAAGCGAGCGCACTATTTCTACAATCTTCCTCCTCCTCTCTTCATCTGCTTCTTTTTTCCTTTGTTTATTTATCCTTTTTCTCGACA